TTTCCAACCATTATCAGTTTTACTATCTATATTACCTACACTTGATACTATATTTAATTGTGTAGGCATTAATAACTTAATATGTTTCTTTTTTATAAACTCTTCCATTTCAGAAATAGACATATATTCAGTCCACTTCTTATCTGTTTTTGTATTGTGAAAATTATATGTTGGCATTTGCTAATCCTTCTGAATACCATGTAGGTATGGTTGTCTTCCAAGTAGCAAATCTATTCTTTTTCATTATATAATATTTACGATAACTAGCAACACTATCACCTGGCACTTTACATTCATCAGGCATTGCTGGTGTAGCGTCTGTACCTTGCACATTGATAGGTGCATTTAGAGGTGGTGTAGATAATACATCACCTAATTTTTGTACACACATATGATCTTTTGTGTGATTGTATCTTAATTTATATTCTTCGTTTAGTGCCATCATATGTTTATATAACCATATGTAATTATAAGCAGATTTCATAACCCATTGTGTACTAGGGTGTCCTAACCAACCTGCTTTGTATATCGTTTGTTCTAAATTAGAATTATCTAATCGCCATCTTTTAATTTTTCTACCGTTCTTTGTGAGGTCTGTATATTCTGTGCCATCTAATACTCTCTTGACGGTACATAACATCTGAGCAGATTCTAATATCATCTTGACCACATGCTTATCACAACTCATCTGAGCAGCAACAACAGGATCTTTATCTAGGTAAAATATATTCATCTATTCTTTGCCCATTCTTTAACGCCTTTTCTCCATCTTTTATAATTCTTATCCATCTTTGCCTCACCTGTTAGACATCTTCTCATTTTATTTAATACTGATATCTTAAAATCTATTATTTGTATTAAGTAATTTATCATAGTGTACCTTGTAATGAATTTAAAATTATTGCTAAAAGAGATATGAAACCACCTACAGCAATAATTCCTAAAACTATCTTTTTTACTTGTTTCATAATTTAATTATAACACATCTAGTCAGGATTGTCAACCCTATACATTGTATATTTTAGTGTCAATTCTTCGCCTTTTTTAATGTCTTTTGTTGTGGTTACAGTCCATTTATCCCAATAAGGTTCTATTCTAATCTGTTTTCTAATCATATTAGGTTCTTCGCTATGATTTATAAAACCACCTAGTGGCGTTCTAATCACATCATCACCTCTCCTGTAATGACTAACACCTAAATCTGTTCCTTCAGAAATATTATATTTAGCAATTAGACCTTGACCGTGTATCTTACTATCACCTATATATAAACTATCTGGCAATGGTTGATATGTTTTCTTCGTTAAACTGTCAATCATTTTATGATATTCTTCTATGTCCTTATCGTCCATCATTCATTAGTGTATCACTTTCCTCATAACATAGTCTAGCATTTTATACTCTCTTGCTAAATCTATTAGTTTATGATACCATAATGCTTTGAAGTCATCACTTTGAGAATTAGCACAAGCCTTAGCGAGATTATCTATTCTCTTATACTTCTTTTTTATTTCTTCAAGTGTCATTATTTCTCCTCCTCTAGTTTTCTTATTCTTAATATCATTCTTGCCACTCTCTTATCATAATCTATCGTTGTAGAAAACTTATCAAGTGTCTTGATTAATTTCATTGAGTCATTTGTAGTTTCTCTTAATTCTCTAAACTCCTCATATGCTGAGTGATTGTTTAATAACTCAATATAATATTTTACACTATCACATTTACTAGCAAATACTTTCACACCCCAACCAGGCCATTTCTCAACGCCTTGAGGTAATAAATGGGCAACATCTTTTTTCCATGTTCTAATACCAAATAGATTATTACCTTCTGTTGCAAATCTACTTGTACCCCAACCAGACTCTAACGCTGCCTGACCTATAATCATTTCATAAGGCACTCTTAAATGTTTAGGCGTAGTAAAGTTTATATAGTTAATGCACTTATGCATTGCCCTAATAAATTGAACATCATTATTAAATGTAAATTCAGGTTCTTGTAAACCCATTTCGATAATTTGATTTACATAATACTCATCAAGTTCAGTATTCACTTTTGCCTTTGCTGTATTGTTAGGATTAAATGTACCCCAACTATAAGCAATCAAACCAAATATACATAAAAAAAGAATAATTTTACTATAAAACCAGGTTTTATCTAACCATCTTTGCATTTGTTGTTTACTAGGCAACTTTACCTGCCTTGATAACACTTCTGATATCTTTTAAAGTTTTACTTTTATCTATGGTAAGCACATACCATTTGAATCTAACCATATGTTGATTCGAAGGACCTACTAGATCAATATCATATTCTCTTTGAAAAGTTAATAGACCTTTTAGATATAGTTTTACAATATCATCAAATCCTTTTTCAGTATCGTCTTTTTTTATTGTAGGTGTCTTAAATTGACCTTTACTTTTTACAAGTTCTTTTAGTAGGTTTTTTTGTTTTGCATTTAGTTTCATAATATATTTATTGTCCTTTATTTAGTTCTTCTAATTGTTTTTCTATGTCTGTTAATTCTCTTGGTTTCTCTTGTGATCTACTAGCGATCATATAGGCAATAAAGAAACCTACAAAGGTAACTGTACAGCCTATTAGAAAGAATATAAATCCGTGTGTCAAATCAAACATATTATTTTAAGTATAATGGACCAGTCCATTGTATCATATAATTACCAGTAAGTACATTACCTCTGGCAGAATTTAAAGCAGGTGCATTGTAACCAGCAGGTTTCAATATATCACCTTTTTTAAAATGTTTAAAGTCTTCTTTTACAATAAAACAAAACACGCCGTTTTCTTGTACAACTTTAATATATTTCTTACCATGAGAAACTTTAGTATTAGAATCCCATTTATCAGTTTGTTCTAAACTATAACCAGTAAGTTCTTTTTTACCATAACTAGTTGACATTGCAACATAGTCAGCTTTTGCACCAGACATTAAGAATTTTATTCCCTCGTCAAGTGTTTCACATTTTTGCGATACTTTAATCATAATGTTTTATCCTTTTTGTTATCATTTATTCATATAATATAGGACATTTTTAGCCAAAAGTCAAGCATATAATTAATAAAAAAACCCTTATAAATCAACACTTATTGAGATACAAGGGTTTCTAAATGAGAACAAAACGAGAACAAAGATTAGTTTTTCATAAAATTATCGTTCCAGTTAAATGCTTCTTTAACTAGATTCGCTGTAAAACCTTTGTACTGATTGTTTACTTTTTTATTCACAACTGCGATTAAGAATTCTGCTTCTTCGGCAGATAGACCCTCTAGCATTTGAACAAAGGTTGTTTCCCTTTTGTTTTGTGATATAGTATTATCACCACCTTTTGTAAAAAGATATAGTCTTTTTGCTTCTTGACTCAATATGGTATGCTCTGTACCTATTGGGGCGTCATTAGGTGTATATGGCACATCACCTTTCGGTAGTAACCATTCTATATTAGGATCAAATGCACCTTTTAAAACCTGTCTTAAAGGTATTGAATCGTGATCCTGTAATACTTTTAATTTTCTAGGTTTGTCTTTTGCATTATTTACTTTTGTAGCGATCTCACTCATTAAAGGTGGCACTGCTCTACCTGCGTCTTGTAGCGCCTGCATACCTCTTTTACTTGCTAATGCTGGGTGTGATGTTCTGGCAGGTTGTTGCACCTGTTCAGTTTGTTGTTCTTGTGTTTGTTGTTTTACCTGATCGGGGTTTGCAACCGTACCATCAGGATTTCTTCTGATTATAACCATTATTTTATCTCCTTAACAGTTCTTTCGAGTCTAAAATTCATCTATCGACTCGATTAAAGTTTTAAGTTTTTTGTTTATAAAGTAACCTAGTATTTTATCTCTAGTTGCCACTTCAAAATTATCAAACTCACGATTTATCTTGTCTTCTAATTCTTTAGGAACACAATTTAAATCTATTAATGTTTTATTTCTATTATAGTTCTTTTGTTCTTCTTCACTAAAGGTAGGTACGATCTCATTGCACCATGCCTCTATCTTCTTTTTACTCAAAGGTCTTTGTCTTCTACCTTCGATAAAAACATTGTCGTCTGATAGAACATTGGGTATGCCATCGCTTCTATCACCTTTTAGTATATGCTCTCTAATATATAGACTTGGATTTTCACCTTGTCCTACAAATTTATTAAGCACAGGATTATACTGTTTTATTCTATCATTATGTAATTGTATAAAGTCTTTATCACCTGACAGTATAAGCACCTTCTCATTAGTTCTTCTGCATAGGACAGCGATAATATCATCTGCCTCTACTGATTCTACCTCTATGACCTTGTAAGGTAAGAATTCTTTAATCTCATTTTTAACTTTAGACAATATATCAAATATCATTGTCCAGTCATGTTCAGACTTCTCTCTACTCTCTTTTCTACCTGCCTTGTAGTTAGGAAATGCCTGTTTTCGCCATACATTACCACTATCACAGGCGATCACCATATCACCGTATTGTTTTCTAAACTTCTTATTGTGACCTCTTAAACTATTTAGTACCATGTGACGGACTAGATCCTCACTTAACTCTAGGCTATCTCTATGTATCGTAACCATTAGGTTAGAGATCATTATCTGGTTTATATCAACTATAATCATAATGGTATCATACAATTACTACAAGCAAATAGTTCTTTAAATATGCCTGTAAGTAATAAAGTTGCTAAAGCACCATTCAACATAATCAATGCCCTATCGTGCCATAATATTCCTACCCACAACCAACCTATTGTCCCTGCAAAACTAAAATATAAATCAAACATATGAAACCCACCAGCTGCCCTAAAGCAAACTGCCGTAAGTATCAATACACTTGATATCCATTTTACATACCAAGACAAATCATATTTAGGAGTGACTTTCTTAAACACTCTTGTTGATTTTAGGTCTTTAATCTTATCGTCTAATTTTCTGTGTTCCATAATATATTATAACACATTCGGTGCTATTTGTCAACCTTTGGTTTTGTCACAAAAACCTTGTTATAATTCATGTCCGTGACCTTTTTACCGTCAGGTAATACGCTTATCTTTGCCAAAGCATCCGTTATGGTCTGCATTGGGTGTTTCTGTTTAAAATCTCTCTTGATTAAACTCTTAATACTCTCTATCACAACTGCTAAATCTCTCAAAAATGTTTCGTTCTTCATCACAATGGCGTTCTCTTGTAGCACATGAATGAAATCTAGGGTAAACTCCTCGACTAATTGTTCAATAAATATGTCCTCTTTTATCTTCTTAGCTTGTTCTTCGGTTTGTTTTACCTTAGGTTTTTTTATCTTGTGAGTAGGAAACATTACTATATTGCCCATGGTGTGTATCCCTTCTCAGCGGCTTGTTCATCATCTTCGCCTATTAATTGATTTACTTCTGGCACATAATGTTTAAGCATTCTCTCAACACCTTCGTGTAAGGTCTGTTTACTCATGGCACAACCTGAACAGGCACCAGCCATTTCTAATCTAACAACACCCTTGTCGTATGATAGAAAATTAATCATACCACCATGCATTGCTACATTATCTTTAACATTCTTTTCTAATACTGATTTGATGTCTTTGATAATTTCTTCATCAC